GTTTATTGATTGTTTTTCCCTGTTTATCTATTTGCCAAATGTAATTCTTTATTTCTTTTTGAATGTTCGGGCTTCGAACTAAAAAAACGGGGTATTGTTTTATTTTTTGTATTCCCTGAATAATTGAATCGGGTCCTTTGATAGTCGATTGAATATTAAACCCGCTGGTTAGTATTTCCCGAATAGATTTCGGTTCGGCGGAATCTGCAAAAATTGTATCGTTTCTTTTTATTCCCGCTTCGCTCATTCGTTTGCAAATTTCGGGGTTCGTTAATCCGTAATCATAAATTAATTCCTGAATATAAATTGCACCTTCAGAAAGTCGAATGTGAACTAAGGCGCTGGGATCATTCGTAAAACCGAAATCTAATCCGTAACATTCCATTTTAAAATTTTCAGGCATTACGTCGACCGATTGCCAATTTTCAAAAACTTTTCCACGTTTACCGCCGCCCCAAAAACCGAAAACATCGGAACGCGCCGCTTCGGGATCGTCCTTAATCATTCGCTCCAAAACTCGAATGTAATCGGGGTGCAAGTTTTTAAAATTATCTTTGTAGGTGGCGTGAATTAATAGCGTGTCTTCGGGTCTAACTTTATCGTGAAATTCAGACTTTAAAAAACAATCTTCGTTATCCGTGTTATAAGTAAAAATTATTTCGAGTTCCGCACCTTTTACCGAACGCAAAGATTTATCGAGTTTATCGAAATCGTCCTTATTAACTTCGTCCGCTTCCTCGATCCAAACAAACGTTGCTTCGGTTATCGATTTCATTTTAGCCGTTGAATTTCCCGAAGCCGCCCGAAACCCTTTTGCAAATATTCGATTCCCCGTTTTTAAATGGGTAATTTGCATCGTATTTTCTAAAATATGGAAATCGCTTTGCAGTTCTTTTTCTTCGATTATATCGATTATTTGCTGAAAGCTGGAACCGCGAATATCTGCAAAATGTTGGCGGGCTAAAATTCCCCTAAAATATTCGGGGCTATAAAGTTTCGTTATAGCGTATTGCGCCACCTCGAATGACCTTCCAGCCCCACGCCCCCCGAATAAGTGCTTATATCGTTTCTTTTGGCGGTATAAATCGACGTAAGCCGAATTAACGTTCAGGGCTTTCATTCATATTTTGAAATATAACTCTTAGCGGTTCCCCGTCCTTGCCTGAGTGTTCGAAACTTTGAACGGCTTTCCCATGTGCGGAATCCATTAATTCTTTAAACGCGGCGGTGTCCCCTTCGCGCGCTTTTTTAATTTGAGCAAGTGTAATTATATCCTGTTGCTCTAATTTTTCAGTTACGCCCGTTATCGGGTTTTTTATTTCCTGTTCAACTTCCAGCCATTCGCGAACTATTGTCGCCCTGTTGCGGCTCCCTTTCGGGCGTCCGTTTTTTTCGGGTTGGTATTCCGAACTAAACTTTTTTAAATTTTCTTCATTTGCCATTTCTCACGTTTTTTTCTCGTTTTGTTAAATAACAATTCCGTTACGCTTAATAACAATTTCGGGTTCTAATTTTTTCATTCTTTGAATAATTACTTCGCAATATTTCGGGTCTAATTCCATACCGAAACATTTTCTTTTTAATTGGTGCGCTGCTACCATTGTTGAACCTGAGCCAAGAAATACGTCTAAAACTAAACCGTTTTCGGGACAACTTGATTTTATTGCACGTTCGCATAATGGTATAGGTTTTGGCGTTGCGTGTCCGCCTTCGCTTCCATTTCTTAAATGCCTTTCAAACTTCCAAACATTATTAAAGTTATCGTGTACATTATTAAAGTATGCCCTTGTAGAATAATATTCTTTTTTTAATTCTTCGTATTCTTTTTTTAATTCTTCGTATTCTTTTTGAAACGCATCAACTTTATTATTTAAGCACCATTTTTGAAAAGTTAAATAAACTTCTTTTGTTGGCATAGTCCATTGACTTTTACAAGTCCAATGGTCGCGGCTTAAATCACTATGTCCCGCAATTCTTTTCATTGTTGGAATATCCCAACCCGCTTTAATTCTTTGAGAAAGTAAATAATCTCGAATTGGCTCCCAACCTTCAAAATAATTATCTGCATTATTATTAAATCCTTGAACGCCTAACATAGCAAATAAACATTTTTCGTCTGCTATTGCATAGCTTCTTGTGTTCTCTGAATTTTGACCTTGTCCGTGTCCTTTATCCCAAGTAATTAAGTTTCTAAATGTTGCCTTTTGTTCTGCTATATATGGTTTTAATATTTCGCTATAAATATCCATTAACGGCTCATCTATTCCCCAACAATAAAAACTTCCACTTTCTTTTAAGTGTGTAAATTGTAAAGCAATCCATTCACGATTAAAATCTAATAAATCTGCATAGTTAAGATTATCATTTAGAACTCCTTCATTTTCTTTTTTCATTCCGTATGGCGGGTCATTGTGCGCCATATCTGCTTTTTTACCGTCCATCAATTTTGCTACCGAATCCGAATCGGTAGAATCCCCGCACAACAAACGGTGTTCGCCTATTTCGAATAAATCGCCCAAAACAATATCTGTTTCAATTCCATTTTCAGGAACTTCGAAATCGTCCTCAACTGCTTCTAAATTATTTATTTCTAATTCGGGCAAATCTAAACCCCACGTTTCAAGTTCTTCGGCGTTCCAATTTTGAGCAAGGTCCTGAAAATCCCATTCGCCAAAACCGATATTATCTTTTATAATAAATTCACGTTGCTGGGCTTCGGTTAGTTCGCTTGCCATTATAACGGGAATTTCTTTTAGTTTGGCTTCTTTGCACGCTTTTAAGCGCATATTTCCGCCAAGAACTATATTATCTTCATTAATAACAATCGGGCGAATTTTAAGCATTTCGGGAAATTCCTTAATTGAATTAACCAGCTTTAAAAATTTATCGTCTTTTATTATTCGGGGGTTGTTTGGGTTCGGTTTAATATCCGAAATTTTATAAAGTTTTGTTTCAATCATTAAACAAAGTTAAATAAAAAAAGCCGAACGAATTAACGCCCGGCTTTTCGAAACTAAGTGTAACCCCTTACACGCTCATTCAAAACCTCGAAACAAATGTAATTAATTTTCGATTGCGGCGCGGGTTAAATAATTTTCTTCGGGGAAAACTTCTATTTGTACCTCGCAATAGTCGAAGTTAATTAATTCGCTTTCAGGGTTTCCGTTGCAAAAAAAGTAATTTATTTCAATGTGAATTCGATCCGATATTTTTTTGAATTCCTGATCCGAATTAAATAAAAAGTCAATTCCTAATTTATTAAACGTAAGGGCTTTAATTCCAATATCGATTTTGTCCTCGTCGAATAAATCCGTTAGGTTACAATTCCAATTTTGGAGCTGCTGGATTAATTCAACTTTTGTGAATGTTAATTTTTGGCGGGAATAACCTTTCATAATTCGAACGCTTCGGGTTTTGGCTGCATTCCTAAATTATCAATCGTTTCGGGCGAATCATTCCAGCTACAAATTAAAGTTTCGTTTGCGGTTCTAAAATCTACATAAAGCACGTTTAGCGGGTTTGGGTTTCCGTGTTTTGAAATTACGGTTTCGTCCCGTCTTATTTCGCAGCGAGTTGTTAAAAAATTAATCATTGATTCGTGATCGATAAAATCGAATCCGTTTTTTTTCAGGGCTTCCCGAATTCCGTTTTCTACAAAGCGCGTGTACTGTTCGTGAGTTGAATTTAATATTTCGATTGCATCTGGATTATCTTTTAATTTAGTTTTAAGTAAATCGTTCCCGTAAATTTCGGCGGTAAATTTTAATGCGCCTTTTATTTTTTCGCGTTTGTTAAAGTTTGGTTTTGCTTTCATATTGTTTTTTTTTAAAAAGGTAATTCGTTTTTTTCGACTTCGTAAAATGATTTATTGGGCTGCAAATTAGTTTTTAATTCTTGAAAATGATTCGGGCTTTCATTCATTCCGTGAAAGCTGCTCATTGTGGAATTGTGTCGAAAACCTACGGAACCCGTTGCGCCTTGTCGGTGCTTTTCAAATAATAAAAATATTTCGTTTGTGTAAGGTGCGCCCGTGTCTTCGTTTTTTAGATCGTAATATTCAGGTCTCCAAATAAACGCAACCGTATCCGCGTCCTGTTCGATTGATCCCGATTCGCGTAAATGAGATAAGGACGGTTTTTTATCGGTTGTTTCTTCGCATTTACGATTTAACTGAGCCAAAACAATAAATGGAATATTTAATTCCTTTTGCGCGGCTTTCAATGTTCGGGATATTTGCGAAACCTCCGCTTCTCTGTTGCCACCTTTAAAGCCTTCTAAGCTCATTAACTGCAAATAGTCTATAATTACCCAATTACACTCATTTAAACGCGCGTGCCGCTTTATAATGCGAATTGCTTCATTAACCCCGCACCCCGCTTTATCGTATATTTTAAAAGGTTTGTTTTCAACTATTCCAATAGTTTTTTCAAAATAGGTTAATTCATCGGGGTTTAAGGTCCCGTCCCGAAGTGCCGAAGATCGGATTCGTTCGTTTGAGTTTTGGAGAATTAAACGCTGGGTTAATTGCGATTGCGACATTTCGAGATTGAAATATATTCCCGGCTTTTGGGTTTGCATTCCAAAAAATAAAGCAAGGGCGGTTTTTCCCATTGAAGGACGCGCCCCGATAATAATTAATTCGTTTTGCCACCCGCCTGTAAATTTATTAACGGATTCAATCCCCGTTTCAAGCCCGCTTGTTTGCCCTGATTTTGCAAGTTGAGCGCGGCGGTAATATGCCTCACGTTCGTTTGTTGTTAGTTCGGGCATTTCAACTACTTTTTGCAGCTCCGCGCCTTCCTCAGTAAGTTTAGTTAGGCGTTTAATCATTTCTTCGGCTATATCGCGACCGGGTTTCTTTTCGTGTAAACCTATTCCAACCTCATAATAAATTTTAGTGATATTTCGCGTTATTAAGGCGTTATGAAGCGTTTCTATTATTTCGGGGATGTTCTCGTTATAAGTTACGTTTTGAGACGTTTTAAGGGCTTCGGCGTATTCGGGCATCGAAAAGGATTCCGAAGATTTCCACGCGTTCAAAAGTGAAACAGGATCGGGGCGTTTATTTTCTTCGTTTATTTTTTTTATGAAATGGAATGTTTTTCGACAAAGTTCGTTTTCGAAATGTTGCGGTCCGATTTGCGAAATGATTTCCTTGTAAATTTCATTCGGGCTTAAAAGTATTCCGATTAATGTTTTTTCGATTTGATCGTTGGGGTTATTCATAGTGAATTCTTTTTTTAGGGGTTTTGATTTCGTATTTGCCAGCGTGTTTAATATCGTGCTTCCATTCGTGCAATTTATTTTGAAATCCGAAGTTAGAATAATTATTTAATCGAATTCCGTTTTTATCGTTTGGCGTTGTATAATGGTTAATGAAATCGTTAAAAAGGATTTCGGGGTAACCGTTGTTCGGGTTTTCGTTTCTAAATATTTGCAAGCGTTCTAAAAATTCGGCGGCGTTTGCTTTTTTAAACCACCCGCCTGAAACGTTTTCAATTTTTTTAGAAACTTGAATTAAAATTTCATTTTTCCCGTTTATATTGTTTAAAGAGTTTAAAGGTAAAAGGTTTAAAGGTTTATCTATGGGTACATTGCCGAAGGGGGTGCCGTCGATAGTGTCGGAACATTGCTCAATGGGTTGTTGGAACATTGCCGAAGATAGTGCCGAACGGTTTTTTACTTCACCATTTTCTTTTTTTAAGGAAATAATACAGGCGGTAAATTGGTTTTGAGATTCTTGCACAATGGTTATAAATCCAAACGTTTGAAGGTCCTTTAATGTATCGTAATACGTTTTTTTATTAGCGATTGAAAGAACCTCCATTGCGTGCGAAGTTGGTAACCCGAATTCGTCTTTCCACGCGCATTTATTGTTTACCTCAACGATCCATAAATACAAAGCCGTATGAATTGCTTTAGCTTCCTTTTTTTCGTATGCGAAGTCAAACCAAGCCCGCGTTAATTTATAACCGTCTTTCTTCATAAAATAAAATCTATCATTTTTTCTTGCAGAATCATTTCATCTAAACCAACTTCTAATATTTCACGCGTTAACATTGTTAATAAATCAGTTTTATTGCTGGAGCTTTCACTATCAAATACAGTATCAAAATCTATTGTATTAATACGGTATTCTAAATAAATCTTTTTTGCAATTTCAATTAGTTGCTCTTTTGTTAATTCGTTTAATGTTGTTTTCATAGTTGTTTTTTTTTAAATTAAAAAAGCCCGTTAAAAGCTGCGGTAGTATCGGATCGGGTTTACCCTTTCCTCGCAGCCCTCAACGGGCAAAATGTTTTTACATTCCATTCGAGATACTACCTTCGAACGTTTCACAAATATAATCTTTTTTCAATTACAACCTTTCAAGCTGCAAATTATTTTTCCGTGAACTACTTTCGCGTGCTGGCATTTTCCCGCCCTGATTTCGTAGTAATTAAATTCGCATTCGGTTTGGGTTTCGAACGTTTCTTTGTAGTATAAACCGCCTTCTAAATAAAACGTTCCAGCATCATAAGCGTTAATAATTTGTTCGCGCTCCAATTCTTTTGCTGGATAAAAAGCATTTTGAATTTTTGTAATTAACTCAATTTTATTTATTTCATCTTTTAAAAATTCATTAAATAATTGAGCAAGTATTTTATCGTAATACTCAACCGCCGTTTGTTTTTTCATTTAGTAAAGTTTTTAAATCATTTAATAAATCCTTTGAATTCTTTGCCGTATACCTGAGTAATTTAAAACCCATTAAAGAAGCTCGATTATATTTTTCACAATTTGCCGTGTAACCCGTTAATGTTTGATGCCCGCCCATTCCTGAATAATGGTTTCCGCCCATTCCTTCGAATTCGATTAAACAATTAAATTCTAAAATATAAAAATCGGACTTCCAGCGGCGCGAAGTATCGAAACGAAATTCCTGTGCAAGTGTCAAATTATAAGCGCGGCAAAATAAATTAATATCGATTTCGAAAACCTTTTTACTCATTGCCGAAAAGGTTTAAATTCATCCATTCGCGGCATTCTAAAACACGTTTGTTAATTGCTTCGATAGTTTCTTCATTCCTTTCTATTTCAATCTCGAAAACGCGCTCATTAACGGGTATATCTTCATAAATTGAAAGCCGTTCGATTTCTTCGCAAGCGGTTAAATATTCAATGCTTTCGTGATCGGGGCAATTCATTTTAAACCATAAAGATTTTTTTTCCTGTTCGATTAAATTTAGCGGGGTATTGACTAAGCAATAAGCCAGCGTTGAAGATTTCGCGCCCGTTAAACTCATATACCCGTGAAGCTGGAAATAGTAATCTTTGTTTAATGGTTCGTTTTTCGCTTTGAAAAAGCTAAAAATATCCCAGCTTGTTTTTATATCGGTTACAATTTCATTTTTTAATATATCCCATTCACCCGTTATAAATTCGTTACTCATTCGGGCTTTATTATTAACAAAATAATTCTTTTTATATTTCGAATAAAGCGTTATCGATTCTTCTTCCTGTGAAATTCCCTTTTCTAAATACTTGCTTTGAATCGATTTTGTTCGCCCGTATTTTTCGTTAATAAAAACCTTTATTAATTCGCTTTTACAAGTTTCTGAAAGTTGCCCGGATTTTGTCCGGGCTTCAGTCATAAGCGCACCAAGTGAGCTGCAACGGAATTTTATATTATTTGCTTTCATTCTTTTATAAAAACTAAATCATTATATTTTGCCTGAAACATTGCATTTAGTTCTTCAGGAATTGAACTTGCATAAACTTCTAATTCATCGATCGTTTCCGAACTTTCAATTAATGCCTTTAAACGTTCAATTTCGGGATTAATTACAATTTCTTCATGATCCACATAGGTTACACTTTCGCCAGTTTCGTCGTTAATAACCGACTGGTCGATTTTAACGGCGGTTTGCATCTCAATTGATAGTATCCCCCATTTTGATAAAGTTGATTTAAGCACCGTCTTTTTAGCCATTGCATCAAAATCCGATTTCCAAGGTCCATTATTAAAAGATTTGGAATATCGTTTGCCGTGTTGAATAACTTTTTCGGTTGTCCAAAAACAAGTTTTTTCAAAACCGTTTATTAATTTAAAATAAGCCGCGTAACCAATAATCTTTCCTTCGCCCGGCAAATCAAATTTTGCATTTAAGTTTTCCGTTAATGTATTGAATGATTCAAATTGATTCTCATAAACTTCAATTACATTAATGTTCAAATATTGTCCTGATCGTTGCGCAAGTTGAACCAAACCTTTTACACCAAGTTGAAATTGCGCGGCTTTTCCGTAGGGTACAATCCAAGCGAAGCCCAAATTTTGGTTAATAGGCAAATCTAAAGTCGCAGCCATTAACGCGGCGTTATAAACCGAAATCGGATCGGCGTTTTTTAACATCGAGTTATTCGCGGTAATTTGTAGAATTGAGCTTATAAACTGCGTTGAACGTTTGCCGATTACTTCCTGAAATTTGTTTTTAACGGCTGGCTTTTCGAAAAACGTTTTAATAGTATTTTCGATTTTTACGGGGGTTTTGTTTTCCATTTTTACAGGGGTTTTAATTGTTAAAAGTTGAATTTAAAGGTAAGGATTTTTGTAGTGGTATCATAGATTTCGTTATTTCTTTTAACGGTAATTAAGCCGTTTTTTTCGTGAAATTTTAGAACCTTTGAAACGTCTGAAATTTGATTTTTAAAACCGAGTTCGTTTACTTTTTTATCACGTCGATTTATATCGATTCCGATTCCGAAATGATCTCGTAAATCCTTTAAAAAATCCCGCGTTTTAAAGTGAATGTTATTTAAACAATCTTCAAATCGTTTAATTTTTGCAATTTCTTCCAGCGGTAAGGCGGTTTGAAAATTTGCGATTTCATCGGGGCGAAATGTAATCTGAATTTCGCCGCTTGCAAGTTGTTGAATTTTCATTTTTGTTTGGGGTTTTAGTTAAAATGTTTGTTTAAAATTGGT